TTAGTTGATAAGGCTGTTGTGGATTTTAATGCGACTTTGACTTCTAAGTTAGAGAAAAAGTTGCACAATCTTGGCAAGTTAGACGATGACGTAGTTCTTGCAGGTTTAGATGGAGTAGTTGGTATTAATGCCATGAACTTTGCTACAGCCTGTGGATTTCCTTTATCTGGACCTAAAACAACTCTCGTAAGCAAATCTGAGAGAATTGTGGAAGGAATTTCATGCCCTAGAGATATTGATCCTAAAGTTTTGGAGGAGGTTAAGAAACTCGAAGAAACTTTACTGGATGGAAATCGAATTAACACTGTATTCAAAGCTTCGTTAAAAGATGAGCCTACTAAAATTGGCAAGAAGAAAGTTCGTGTATTTGCTGGATGTAACATTTATTTTATAATGTTGGTCAGGAAGTATTTCCTGTCGATTTCAGCTCTTATGCAACAGAATAAAGAAGTTTTTGAATGTGCTGTTGGTTTGAATGTGGAATCACCAGAATGGACTAAAATGATGAAACATGTGTACAAGCATGGAGTAGACAGAGTAGTTGCAGGTGATTACAAATCTTTTGATGGACGAATGTCTCCAAGATTTATGTTGGCGAGTTTTAAGATTTTGATTAATCTTGCAGAATTGAGCGGTAATTACGACGCTGATGATTTGACTATCATGCGTGGTATTGCCACTGAAATTTGTTCACCGACTTATGATTATTTTGGGACATTGGTACAGTTTTATGGATCAAATCCTTCGGGACATCCATTGACTGTTGTTACTAATTCATTAGTTAATAGTTTATATATGCGTTATGTGTATTATAAGATTGCACAGGAAGAAAGGTGGTGGAAAACGCCATTATTTTCTGATGTTGTCGCTTTATTGACTTATGGTGATGATAACATTATGTCTGTCAAAGATGGTTATGATGCTTATAATCATACCAATATTGCACGAGTTTTAGCTGATAGTGATATAACATACACTATGGCTGATAAAGAGGCTGAATCTGTTCCATTTATACATTGTTCTGAGGCAGGCTTCTTAAAACATAATGCAGTTTGGGATGATGAATTACAATTGTATCGCGCAGTTATTGAAGAAAGTTCGATTGCTAAGATGCTCCATGCACATGGAAAATCACAAATTTCGGAAGAGCTTCATGCTGCTTGTACGATTAAGGATGCTCTTGATAAGTATGCACATTTTGGACGTGAGAAATACACTGAAAGATGCGCACAACTTAAGCAAGTTGCAGACGAATGTAATCTCACAGGACTTGTAGGTTCGTTCCCTACTTATCAGGAACAAATTTTGAAGTATTGTGAGAAATACGAATGGGACGAAAACCCATACCCTCCCTCGAAAGAGGAATAGGGTAAATTTTCGTGATTGTAATATCGCGTTGGACACATGCGATCAAAATTAAAGAACCCAAGTGAGGTAGTTACGAGCTTGCATATAGTATCTTCCAAACTAAATGTATGTTACGAAAACTCACTTGTCTTGAACCTCCCTCGTGAGGTACCACTATTTAGTGGGGTAGTTTGAAACTACAAACAAGAGAAGCTCTGATTCAGGTATATTGATGCATATACTTGTTTTAATATGTAAATAGCATTACTAGTATTACACAATATCCAAGTGCAATGGATTCAACTATGCACAACGGGGAGTTCCAGGCCCCTTATACACTGGAAACGGCGTTGGTGCGTATTCACCAACTAGAACATGATGTCGCACGAAAGTACGGACATAGTAGAAAATTAAAACGTAAGATTGCCGAGTTGCAATTGGAAATTGATAAATTTAAAGAACCAATTTTGCCTTCTCAATCTGCTACTTTGAATGTCAGCAAGGCTGATGATACTGCGAAAGCAGAAATCACAACTTTTGCTGATGAATCTGCCGGTTGGAATACTACGGTACCCACCGCTCCAGATGCTACATTCAATTTGGCTAGTAATAGTGATAGCGATTTAGGTAGTTTTCTATGTCGTCCAATTAATGTGGCAACATATCAATGGGCTATTAATACTCCGTTATACGAGACATTGAACCCATGGACAGCTTATTTAACTAATCCTTTTATTCGGGATAAGATAGCTAATTTTGAACTTTTACGCATGAATTTGCATATGAAAGTGTTAATTAGTGGAACACCATTTCATTATGGCAGAGCTTTAGTATCGTACAATCCATTAAGTGGATTTGACCAAGTCACAATAGAACGTGGCCTTGGTGGTGCTTTAGATGCCGATTTGGTAGGAGCTTCACAGAAGCCCCATATCTTTCTCAACCCAACTTTAAATGCTGGTGGAGTTTTGGAAATTCCTTATTTTTATAAAGAGAATTACATTCCA